TAACAAGGCGTTAAAACCGGAAATTTTTTTATAAATGGGATGGGCGGTGGTGTCCGCTGGCAAAAGGTTTTAAACTTTTTACCTCCCCCGCCCTTGTTCATTAGAAGCTTGATGATAATATTCCATCACCATAGATAATTTATAAGCCAAAAATGGATACTACTTTTCGTATTATGCTTCCTGCCACAAGCTTTAAAGGGCTTCACAATAATAAAATGATAGAGGGCAGTTTCGAATCTGGGAAATTTGAAGGTCATAAATTTTTCAATGGTGAATGGATTCAAGCCGTTCTCCTGAACCATTATCAAGAGTTTGAAAGTACCTTGAAAGATGGTTCAAAGAAGAATCAAAGAGTTAAAGTGCTTTTAGAATTCTATGAATGGCTGCCTGCATACGGCTCCGAAGCCACTATAAAACATTTCGGTAAGAAATCTTTTAAAAATAAAATCAAGTTATTCAAGGAAGCTGGATTTGATGAGGATTTCATTAGCATTATGAAAGATTACACTCCTTTAGAGTGCCCTCGGTTACGTCAATGGAAGTTCTTATACAGGTTCAAGAAAAGACCTTTGGTAATCTTATAACACCAAGGCTCTTGACTCCTTACTCGTCTTCTTCTTATGACACTCAACACATAACGACTGAAGGTTAGTCTCATCATCAGTGCCACCTTGCGCCACATTCACAATATGATCCAACTCAAGCTCATGCGTTACACGACCACACGAACAGCATGTCCAACCATCACGTAAATGAATCTTCTGCTTGAGTCTGCGCCAAGGTCTACCACCACGACCACTACCCCAATTAACCTTGGTTGGTCTCTGTTCCTTCGGTGTCTGTAGTCTCGGCTTGAGCTGTTGTAGTTTCATTATCAATCTTTCCAAATAGTTCTAATACTTGTTGACTGGTAATGTGTGTACGTACGGTCACGTCTACTGTCCACGCATCGCCATGATTAGCATTTAAAGATAAGTCCTGCACATCACCGAGATACATGCCATTATTCAAGCGAACTCGTGTACCTCGTGCACTAACTCGACCATCGCCTACCACTTCAATGCCTGCAACCTGTAATCGCATGTCTGTATGTTTCATATCCTACCCATCCAAATAACCTGGTGACTTCGGCTCTTCTTCATCTTCAAGCCGCATTAACAACTCATTAATCTGAGCACCCTGTTCATAATTGATCTGAATGAGCTGATTGTTCTGCTCTGTTAATTTGTTTTGATTCATTAGCAACTGATTGTTCTGCTCCAGAATCTTTAGCAGCAAGTCGTTGCAACAACACTTTGGTTCGTCTTTTGGCTTCATCTACCTGCTTCCTGATCCATTCGCGTCGAGCCTCACAGCCTTTGCATGACATATCGACCACCCAAAAAGAAACCCTCCGAAGAGGGCCCAACTTTAAACAACAAAAAAAGAGCGCTCACGCACTCTCACATTTCCCACACTTCCTACACTCTTTCACCCTGAACACATCATTCTCAAACTCCCAACAGTGGAAGCAGAATAACTGGCGTATGTATCGGAGCATTCCTTTCTCCTTAACTATCGTACGATAATGTTTTCAAACACTTAGCTTGGGCATCACACTGATGTCTAAAGCAGCACCACTACCAACTATAATCAACCAGGCCAATCGACCATGCGGCTTAATTTCTGGGGCCTTCTGATAAATCCCTGTGCCGAATTCCTGACCAGTCATCAAATTACAGCGATCAGCCATTAACTCGATTAAATCTTGCGGCTCAATTGCTTTGTCCGTCCAAGGTACGGCAACTAAATCAAAATCAAGATTCATAGTCCCATGAACTGTTAGTGCATAGCCGTTATTTCTGGCAATGTCACATAGCCCACAATACATTGATGCAAATACTGGTGAAAACGTAGCTTGCTTCATCAAACACCTCTCTAACCATCCCAACCTTCACGCTTCATTGTGATTTCCTCATTGGCACGCCATGTAGGACTCGAACCCACAACCATTGGTATAGAAAACCCATGCTCTTTCCAGTTGAGCTAATGGCGCATTAAAAAAAGGACGTGGCGATCTGCCACACCCTGCCTTAGATTACGATATTGACCAGCTCGGCAACTGATCTACCGCTACTCACAATCACACACACCTAACATGCACGGTCTGCTTTACTTGCTTTCAGTCCTCTTTAGGTCGGGACGCTACTCCCTAGTCTAGATTCCCGAAGGAAGTTTACTCAAAGGCATGTTCCACTGGTCAGCACTCCAGCAGGGTAATTGTCTTTTTATGGACAACAAAAAAGCCCACCATTTGGCGAGCTTCTTAATTAACTTTAGTGTTTCAACGTACACTTCGGTCACTATAACAGAAAATACCGTTTTCACACGCGCGTGTCAATATCTAGCCAATTTTTAGTCGATTATCACGAGCATGAATAAAATGACGGCCGCAATTAATCATCATTCGAGCCTGAGTCTCCCCTTGATTAGTTAGCGCGCCTACTGCCTTATGGCTACGATTCTCCACCTTGTGCTTCACCAGACACATCACCGCATACTTGGCTGTGAAGTCCACTGACTCAGATTGAAAGATACCCCTCAACAACGCCTGCACCTGATCCGCCTCATAGTCGCTAATCTCACAACGAATATAAGCCTTACCCTTCGGCATTTCCTTGCCTGCTTCACGCATCAACCAGTAAATCTGATTAATATGCAAACCATCGGGATAGTCTCCTCCTCTCATGCGCTCAGTCTCACACCAAGCCCCGAACTGCTCCAGCCAGCCATCAATTGTATATTTCGCCCAATCCATTACTTGTGTTTTCACTGCCGCATTCATCCCGTTCCCCTTATACCTTCAACTTTTCAACCTGAATTACCAGTTTTCCGCCTTTGAATACTGGCAACCGCTTAACTGTCAGTTCATCCACCTGACTGTCATCCTGAATCAGTCCAGCTTTTGACAGTGCGTCAAAGCAAGGCTTCACGATGTTATCGATGTCCCGTACTTTCGCATCAGGTGGCGCGTATTCGATCTTTACCTTGACCCGACCCAAATACCCTGCTGGCTCAATAAAGCGCTTCATAACGTCAATAAAGTGGATTGCACGCTTACTGAGACGGTTAGTCTTGTTCTTACCTCGAATCCAGTAGTGATTGACTGTTGGCGGAGTGATTAAAACTTCACACCAAAGCAGTTCATTATTCATTGGTCCAAATCCTTTCCCTTCGACCAGATGGGCCGGCACTTTTGGTACCGGATCTGGATTTGTTGTACGCTTCCCCGACTTGGTTTTCACACCAAATCTAGGGCCTAGTCCGGCTTTACGCGCTTGTGTTGCAGTAATGCGGAGGTTAGTCATTAGCACCTCGCAGGATCTCTTGAATCTCATACGCCATACTTGGACGCATTGTTGTGTAGTCATCATGAATGAGCTTTTGCAGTAAATGCCTTAAGCTCTGTGTGTGAGATTCATTACGCTTAATTAATTCGTACTGGTTGCTGTTCCATTGATTCAACTCACTAACCCTTTTCTCACCCTCACCCACCCTCCCCAACAGCACCGTATTCTCTTTCCTGCAGCATTCGAGCTGGGCTTTTAGTGAGTCGATTTCATCATCCAGCTTATCCTCAACACCTTCTTGGTCTTTAATTAGGGTTAAAATTTGTCTTTGAGATACCTTGCATGCCC